GCCCGCTGGATTGCACTACACCCCCAAGATGAACATATTATTGTCAGCAGTGATTCAGACTTCGTTCAGTTGGTTGCACCCAATTGTCAATTATACAATGGTATAAACGATCACCTGTTCAGTGTTGATGGTGTAACAGATGCCAAAGGCAACCAATTGAGTTTTACAATCGAAAGCAATTCCAAGATCAAGGTAGGCAAAGCCGACCGGAGCTTTGTGGCTCCAACTGATTATCAGAAGTGGGTGCTGTACTTGAAGTGCATGCGTGGTGATCCTGGCGACAATGTGTTTTCGGCATATCCAGGTGTGCGTGTGAAGGGTACTAAAAATCAAGTGGGTCTTACAGAAGCCTTTGAGGACCGTAACAAGAAAGGCTATTATTGGAATAATCTCATGTTGCAACGTTGGACCGACCATGAACAAGTTGAACACAAGGTGCTGACAGATTACGAACGCAATGTCACGCTCATTGACCTCACCGCCCAACCACAAGATATTAAAGATGTAGTAGACACAGTAATCTGTGAACAAGTTAGTAACAAAGACATAGGTATGGTAGGCGCACACTTTCTCAAGTTCTGTGGCAAGTATGAACTCACCAAGCTGAGTGACCAAGCTGAACCAATTGGTCGTTGGCTGAATCAAACATATAAAGGAGTATTAAAATGATAGTAGCAAAACCAGTGATTGACAATCAATACTGGATTCTCAAACAAAACAATCAAAAGATTGGTAACATTGAGGCCAGTGCAGATGGTTATGTTGTAAAAATACAAAATCAAGTATCTAACTACAAAACCATGCCCATGGTCAGAGAAGTTATTGACATCACCTTTGAACCATCTGAAACAGTTACGCCAGCGCCTAATGATTCAGTACATGGTTACAAAACTGGGTGCAAGACATACAACGGATTGTGGAACGTGCGATTGAAGTTGCCGCTGTTTACTAAGCAGGAGAAATCCAAATCATGGTTTGCTGCCGGATGGTACACAGTAAAACAACATCGTTCATGGAAGATTGTGCGTAATCCCAAATTGATTGCACTTGAGCGTTACAAGTATCAAGGACCATTTTACACCAAGGAGCTGGCTAATGAATCCCTTTCGTGATCAAGAAAAGTTCATGCGAGCATGTGATCAAAGTGTCACAGGCGATACTGCACAGTTTGACATGTATGTGAGACTAATCGAAGAAGAACATAAAGAATTACTAGAAGCGTTGGCTGCCGGCAACACAGTAGAAACACTGGATGCGTTGATTGATATTTTGGTTGTCACAATTGGTTCCATCCACTCAATGGGTGCAGATGCCGAAGGTGCTTGGAAAGAAGTCATGCATACTAACTTTGCCAAGATTGATCATGAGACTGGTAAAGTTCGCAAACGTGAGGACGGCAAGGTACTCAAGCCAGTGGGCTGGACTGCTCCAGATTTAAAACCGTATCTTAAAAAATGAGTTTGCACATCAATCGGTTTATTGACTCAATCAAAGCAGCTGAAAGCCGTGGACAACGAGACCTTATCATGCCTGTTCGTGATGCCAAAGACTTGCATGGCGATATAACCAAATTGTTGTTAGCACTAGAGCAATCTCGCAAGGAACAGGCCAGTCAAAATGAGCCAATTGAGGTAATTTTATCAGGCGGCAGTTTTAAATCTACATAGTTATTGGGATAAATAAACACGGAGTTTATCTATGTCAAGACCCAAGCCACAGGTGTTAATCGAAATCACCAACAAACAAACCTACAAGACCGAACAGGTGTTGGCCTCAGAAGGGGTGTGGGCAGTTTTTTACGATGCTAAACCAATCAACTTAAAAACTTCAAACATGCTTACCCAGTATCCCGGACCCAAGTATAAAAAGGTCAGTTTTTCCAATCCTGGGCATGCTAAAAATCTAGCTCGCAAACTCAATACACAGTTTCAGACCACAAAGTTTTCAGTGGTGCTTTTAAAGTCTGGGGACACTGTGTACCCCAATGCTAACTAAACAACAAATCACTGAATACATATTGGCAGGTCTTCCCGAAGAGGATCGACCTACCTATGACGAAGCCTGCAAGTCATGGTGGATGAATTTTAGAGATGGCGGCGGGTTTAGATTGACCACAGCTGGATTCATGGCCATTGGTACTTGTGATTTAGAAACATACTCGTTTGGTGTTCCGACCAACTTAATTGCTATTGCTAGACATTTGCTAATTTTAGATAAAAAACTAGATTGCCCTTACTATATCAAGATTGGCAAAAATCCACAGATTGTTTTGTTTGGTAGCAAGCAGGCAGTGATGTTGGCCATGTACGGCGATCTAGAAAAGTGGTTAAAGTATCTTACTCGCACATGATTTTGCCTGATGCACAAAGTTTGATCGTATCCATTTAGGGTACGCATCGAGAACAAAATCTTGTTGACGTTTTAATCTTTGTTGATATGGTGTGAGATCACAATTGCCTAGTATTAAATCTTGATTGAGTTCTAGTGCTGTCTCGGCTCGTTGATCATTTGACAACCAATCATACGATGTGTCTACTAAATCTTCAAACATATCAAATCCCAGTTCTCGACAACTTTGCACCACTCCTGGATGACCAATTACAATTGGTATCTGCTTGGCAATCATTGCTTGTAGCGTTTTTTCACTAATCACTCCGGGCCGATCATCGTACTGAGTTTCAGTTACAATATTCACAGCACACTGGGCGTATAGTGGCGCTAAACGCACAAAGTTTTCATCATTTTCGGTCCCTTGGTAACTGGAATAATCCCATTGATCAAGCAGTATTTCATCTCCATAGCTTAGAATCCCATTGGGCCAATGTTTCAAAACATCTGCCACTCTTTTTCTATGACTACATGTTCTTCCATTTAGACATTGCCAGGCACGTGATCTAGGTTGTGTAAAATAATGTTGCCATTCTACATGTCGTTGTGCAATAGATTCGCAAGTGTATAGATTGTGATTGTTGTATTCAATTAAACTGATTGCACCTTGGTAACATTGTTCCATGCCATGGCTCATGTGTGCGACCACAACTTGATTGCAGTGTGATCCGTATTTTTCTTCAACTTTTACTAGTTCTCGAACAGGTTGTCCTATTGAAACAAAATCTTGAAAATGCAATACCAACAGTGTTTTAGGACCAAAATCTACATCAGGTAACTTTAATGGCCAGCCATGGTTATAATCATAGGGTGGCTGAAAACAGTTGTAAACTATAACTGAATCTATGTCCAGCGAGTTGAAAGTGTGAGCCATCAATTGATCATATGTCATGCGGTATTTACTAAGTAGACTTATGTATTGGAATAATCCCTTGATTGAAGTATACTGGCCCGGTGATGTTGATCCCATAAAGGACAGCATGCATCAAGGCGCACATTGTTTGTTTTGGAATCCCGCAGCCAGATTTGATAACATCTCAACCAATCAACGACTCAATGACTTGTGTGAATGGGCCATGGAATGGCTTGCATATGATGGTATTGATAAGTTTGTTGCTGAACAACAGAATCACTATGACATTGCTAATTTGGTCAAACTAAATCTTTGGATACACGACATTCGAGCACAAGGGATTGTGAAACCATGGTTAATTTTGGATCAAGGTGATGGCACGTTTTTAGCTGGCAACGGAGACAGTAGATTGAGATGTTTAGAACGCATACCAGAAATTCAAAATGTGCCTGCGTTCATAAGCACACATGCCAGCAGGGCCGATCAATATCAACATTTACAATCAGTGACCACACTGGAACAATTTGCTGGATTATGCGGTGCTCGGCCAGGGCAGTTGTTTACATTTAGACTTACTGATCCCACAGCGCCATTTGGCATGTACTGGTACGAATACAACAGTGATCAAACCAGATGGGTCACACCCAGTGAATCAGATTGTGTACAGGCTTTTGTGGCCTATGCCCACACACATCCAGGAATTGACATTACTCCCGAGTGGTTTGATCAGTTAATTGACTGGAATCAATACCACAATATTTTAAAAAAGTAGCCGACTGAATCTGTTTCCATTGTGCAAATCGATCAGTGGACGCAGGAATATCCACTCCCAACCAAGGCAAACTGTCATTGCAATGCCCTGCAAATCCTTGCTTGGGCAACAGTAACTCTTTGGGCCATTTACGCAAAAACTTGTTTTGCAACAGAGGTTTGCCTTGCCGCAAATGCCAAGGCAAGTTGAGAGCAAACTTTACAATCTTAGGATGCATGAATGGCGAGCGTGGTTCTATACTGTGTGCCATGGTCATGGTGTCTACACCTCGTGCATCAACTGCTGTAATCTGCACAAGATAATCCATTAGTAATGTGGCAGCACCTGCATGACCTTGCGAAGCAGACACACATTGATTCCATAACCGTTGACTATCTGTGTCAGCCGGATCAAATTGACTGTAAGGGCTTGCAGATGTGACTGTGGTGAATTGCATTGTTTGATATTGGTTATAGCCACCAAACAGTTCGTCTGCACCTATGCCAGTAAACAAAATTCGTTGTTGACAGTGATGTGCAATGTGCCATTGGCCCACAAAACTCCAACTCTGCACAGGCATCTGTGAACATTGGACAATGTCAATGTAGTCTTGCGCCCAGTCACGTTCGGTCATAGGTAACTCGACAAGTCTCCGGCACTGTTGGTCAGTTAAGAACTCTCTAATTCTTGTGCTCACAGTGTCTTTACCTTCACACACTGTGGTATACAATCCTGCAAACTCAGGCATGGCAGCCAGTATGATGCCAGAGTCTACGCCACCACTAAAGGTCAATCCCGCAGATTCCGTAGGGCGCATGTCTGCTATGACTTTGTCAAATATCCAATCAAATTCTTCTTGAGCTTCCCCTTCACTCATGGATTGCGGATCAAGCGCCCAATCAAATATGCTGTCAAGTTGGAAACTTCCGCCAGTTTCGGTATACAATCGACCAGGCTCACAGCGTTCAATACCTGGATAGGGTGTGCGCTGTATGACCGGCCAATGTCGTTGACTCCAATCTTTGAATTGAACTTGAGGTTTCACATAGCACAAGATTGCTGACACTTCACTGCTCACAATCAAAATATCGTCGTCTTGATATCGATACAAACATCGTTCACCTTGTGGATCTGTTGCAAATCTCACTGATTCAAAGTCAGTATATACCCACGCCCAGGGCCCTTCAAAGTAAGGAATCTTCTTGTAGTTTTGTTCTCGCACAGTGCGATACACTAATTCTGTATCTGTGCTGTATTTGCCAAACCAACGGTAGTTGTATACTTCGCCATTGTAGGCCAAGAAGTCAGATCGTGATCGGTGATAAAACTCTTCCTCACCTGTGATGTGTAGCACAGTTTGTGCTATAAAAATATTGTTGTGATGTTGGTAGTATGTGAAGTCTGGACCGCGATCACGTATCTTTTCAACTGCCTGTAGATGTAGGTTAAGGTCAAGAGGACGCTGACTTTTTACAAACAATATGCCGCACATTATTTTATTTGCTCAACTACTTGGGGCCACCATTTAGCAAAATCTGCAGGCCAGGCCTTTTTCATTGTGGCCAACCGCTGTTGATTAGTTTTAGACGCCTGATTTGCTCTATTTTTAGGCAGTTGATTTTGCATTTTATATACTGTGTCAACTCCTTCAAATAAAAAATCTACCATTTTGTCACCATAGGCAGCAGTTTTAGTTTCTATCATGCTATCGTATTTGTGTTCCACAACATCATGTAACACATCAAACCCTAAACTATTTAAATATGCCACTGTATGTCTGCCACAATATAACATCCATGGCACAGGTAAACACAATGCTCTAAAAGTTTTTTCACTCAATGCTATAGTTGTATCACTAGAGTATGTTTCCATAACAACATTTAAGTAGGCCTTTAGATGAGCTTGTTCATGTTCTAATTGGTGATTACGAAATGGCATCTTGGATGATAAATGTTGATAGGTGCTATCATACACTTCATGAAATTGTGGTTCTAATTGTTGATATTGCTGTTTAAAATTTGACTGTAACCCAATATCACTGAGATTATCACCATTCCACACCCAACAGTTAAAATTTACATAGTCAAGTGTGTGTGAGTTGGGTTGATCTATGGCTCGAAGTTGTAGTTCTAGAAACAACAACAATCGTTTGGTATCTATTCTATTGACACTAAAATTGAATCGTCTGTCTGGGCTCCAATCGGTCAGTGTAGGCACATGTGCATAGATACCAAAAAAGCTAGCGGGCAATTGACATACTTGATATTGTGTGGGGATGTTAACACGATTGTCTGTAATCACCACAGTGTTCTTGTCAAACAAATACGGCAAGGGAGTTGAGTAATTTGTACTGCAAGTTGAAAAATCATCTACCAAACAAACTACAACTGTTTGATTGCCACGTTGCCAGACTTTATTACTGGGGTCAACTGTGGTGTAACCTAATGCAATTAAATTGCTTCTAAAAAAATCTAATAGTGTGTTTTCATGCCAAATACATTGGCTTTTTGCAAAGACTTCATTTTGATAAATTGCATGATATTTGTCAACCGTCATGTGGGTACTTAGCAACACTCGTGCCTCTGATCTAAAATAGCAAAAAGTACTACTTTTTAGGGTTACAAAAAGTAGTACTTTTGTAGTGGTATTTTTTGGTTGACTCAAAATGCCCGAAATGCTATAATACACACATGATGAGAAAGAAACGTACTGATCGAAGCCACATAGTGTACTGTATCCAAATTGGATTTGAGTACTACATTGGTATTACCGCAAAAACCCAGCGCACAATTAACATGTCGCTCCGTAGCCGTGTGAACAAGCACATCTACCGTAGCCGCACAGAAGACAAAGCCTGGAACCTGTACGAAGCAATTCGCACAAACGGTACCGAAGCAATGAACGTGGCTATTGTGGACATTGTGCGTGGCAAAGATGCCGCACACAAGTTGGAGCGCGAGTTAATACAAAAGTATGCACCTGCGCTGAACACGGACGTTCGCGTGAAGCAAAACGGTTGACACCAAAAGACCGTTTTGCTATAATTAACACTTAGCAACAAAGGAGCCCCAAATGACTAACTGGACTGACCCTATCATACATTGGAATCAACTGCCCGGCACAGAAGTCAAACGACTGCTGGCCACATGGGGCATGGATGAAAAAGCCATAGCCCGCTAC